TTGGCAGATGGTAAAAAAAATATGCAAAGTTTGTAATGGCAACGGATTTATACGAGTGCCATTTGAACAAGCCCAGGAAGAGCAATGGGCTGACTGTGAGTTTTGCAACAATCAAGGAGAGATAGAGGAGGAAGAAGACAATGATACTATTCAATAAATTTTTTATTAACAATAAAAAATGGAAACAACAATTGTCTGCCTGGAGTTTATACTATCGAAGCGAGATAGTCTTTGCTACAGCAGGTTTTATTGTTGGACTCATAGTGGGGTTAGTAATATGAGACAAGCAATACTACAAGCATTAGAAGACAAATACACTGCGCAAATATCAGAGGCAGATGCAACTATAAAAATTTATTTAGATAATTCTGTAGGTATTGGAGAACATCCACAACACATAGAAGAAATAGATAAGCTTTTACAAAAAATTGTAGATGCCCAAGAAAAAATAAAAGAACTACAGGCGTTT